AATCAGGGGAATATTATATATTACAAAAGACATGGAATATATGCTGATTATCATTGTTGCCAGTGTGGAGAAGATTATATGCTAAGAACAGAACCATACGAAGGAATTGAACCGATACTGACATATCCCAAGCCGGAAAGATTAAAAGCTTTTGAATGTCCTAAATGTGGAGACAGTGCATTGCTTTATCCAATGGGGCATGCCAAGTGTACATACCAGAATTTCACGACATTTTTATATCAAGTGGCAGCAGACGGAACCCTGATTACAAGAATGTATGATGTATTTGTAACAAGAACACCAGAAGGGGCAAGGAACATCAAAACAACAGAATATGAGCGTGTGTTTATGCGTCCCGGATATTGTAGAGAATATTATAGATACAATTCAGAATACAGATGGCGTAAAGACAGAAATGTGACACTTAGCAATGTAATAGAACTTATTGAGGTCAACTATGACTGCATAAAGGACAGCCAGATGAAGTATCTTCCACAAGATATGTATAAAACAATATACAGCACACCAGAAAGAATAGAACGAAAGTATCTGGCCCAGTATAAGACTGTAGAAAGCTTCGCGAGATGTCCACAGCTAGAAACATTGTTTAAAAACGATTTTAGAAATATTTGTAGAAGAATTATATGGCAGAGAGGCAGCACAAACCAGGTTAATAAGCATGTAAAGGAACTACATGAGATATTAAGAATCACTAGGACACAATTAAAGTACTTAAAAGAAAGTGGAAAAACGGAAACTATTGGACCGCAAGAGCTTAAAGCGTTCAAACAGATTGCTGATAAATACAAAATAAAAGAGCAGGATTATGACATGTTATTTGAACTGTATATGAGTTCTAACCAGACAGCATTAGAGTATTTGCTAAGATTTCAGAGCATTACAAAATTATGGAATATAGCACATAAGTATTTAGAAGATGACCATCTTGAGAATCTCAGGCAGGTACTTACAGAATATAAAGATTATCTTCGAGAACGCGAAGATAATGGAGATGACTTAAGTAATACTGTTTATCTTAAGCCAAGAAATCTGTATGAAACATATACACGAATACGTCTGGAAGCTGAACAGAGAAAAAATGAGAAGTATATCACTGAGATGCAGCAGAAATATCCGAATATAAAGAGCAGATCAAAGAAGATACCTAAGAAATATACATTTATGCATGAGGGATTAATTATAAGACCAGCCCTAGATGCTAAAGAAATTGTGTTAGAAGGGAGAATGCTTCACCACTGTGTCGGGAGTGATAACCAGCACTATTTGAAGGACTTTAATGAAGGTAAAGGTTGGATAATGGTAATCAGAGATATAAAGGCTCCTGATACTCCATACATTACGGTGGAACTAAAAAATGACAAGATAATGCAGTGGTATGGGGAACATGATACTAAGCCGGATAGGGAGATTATAGAGGAATTTTTAAAAGAATATAAAAAACACATAGCTAAGAAAGAGAGGAAGACAGCATGAATGAAGTGCTATACACAAAAACATTTAATGAGTGGCAGCAGGAGCTAGATACAGAGCTTGTAAAGAGTGCGGAAAGCTTTGTAAAGATAGGATATCTTCTTAAGGTTGCCAGAGATACAGACATACTTGCAAACACTGGATATGCGAATGTTGTGGAATTTGCGAAAGCCCGCTATGGTCTTGATAAAACACAGGTATCAAGGTTTATACATATTAACGACAGATTCAGCGAAGGCGGAAACAGTGCAGAACTGCAGGACAGATATAAAGGTATGGGATATGCAAAACTGACAATCATGCTGCAGCTTCCTGATGAAATTAATGAAGAGATAAGCGCAGATTTCTCCAAGTCTGAGATAGAAGATATCAAAAAGGAAATTGATGAGGAAAATAAGATATCTGACATTGAAGTATGGATGGAAGGTACACAGGAAGATGCAGAGAAATATAACGAGCTTGGACAGGTTATGTATCAACTTTTGCATGATATGCCTGAACTATTTACCAAGATTGCACAGTCTTCTATAGAAACAGAAGAGCTGATGAATATATTAGCCCCATCAGGAGAGATGATATATTCAGTACGCATTCCGGGAACTGGTCGACTAATGTTAAGTATTAAGATTAATACCGGAAGAATAACGATAACCAATGTGCGAAGCATGGAAAAGACAGAGTGGAACATAGAGGACCTTGCAGATTTTGTGGTAGACATACTTAGCAGAGCTGATACAGAAGATCCGGCTAAGGCATGGACAAGCATCTATAAAGAGGAATATCCGAAAAAAGCAGAAATTGCACCGGTGCAACAGGAAAAGCCAGTGCAGAGGAAAGAAAAGAAGGTGCAGAAAGCTAAGATTGAGAAACCTAAGCCCCAGTCGGTAGAAGAGAATACGGAAGAGGAACAGATACCAGGGCAGGACAGCGTGCTTAATCATCCGGAGTATTTACCGGAAAACGGCAATAATAAGGCAGATTCCACAGAAAATGTGCAGGAAACAGATACATTTGTGGATAAGCAGCAGGAAAAACCGCCATATTTTGAAAAAGTTTCTGCAGAGAAAGAAAAAACAGAGCCAGAAATGCCAACAAATGCGATAAATACAGAATGTGAGGACGAAGTAGACGCACTTGGAAACTATATGAATTGCTGGGAAGCAATATGTGATGCACATCGCAAGATTACTCTGTTTATCGAGGATTACAGCGCATCTGATACAACACCGGATAATATGCGGATAGAAGCAGCACGCATAAACGCAGTTACATTGGCAACCGAATTGGAACACTTGAAAACCCTGTAGACCGCATAAATACAGAATACGAACCTATTATGAAAGAGGTGAAAGTTATTAATACACTGACACAAGAAATTGCTAAAAAAATACAGAGAATGTCAGGTACATATACACCATACGTTATATTCACGGACTGGTGTAAGATGCTTTCTTTGTCAATATCTAATGCCTGCGAGATTATTCATGGAGACCTATGGCAGCAGAGAGAAAAGACATACATAGATACTGCAAGCAAATATACCAGTGAGCAATTAAACACAATTGTGGAACTGGGACAGGCACTGATTGAAGTGTATGAACAGGAAGGACCATATGATGCACTGGGTGAAATATACATGGCCGCTGAGTGTGGGAATAAGTCCACAGGGCAGTTTTTCACACCATTTCATGTTAGTGTGCTGACAGCACAATTACATAAGTATCCTGAAGATGAAATAATACGATTAAATGAACCTAGTTGCGGAGCTGGCGGAATGATTCTAGCGACGGCAAAAGTAATTAATGAACGCGGAGGAAATGCACAAAGACAGTTAAGGGTCACTGCACAGGATTTGGACTGGAACAGTATATACATGACATATATACAGTTGAGCTTTAACGGAATAGATGCAGTATGCATACAGGGAGACACCCTTATGAACAATCCGTTTTCAGAGGAGCATGCCCTGAGAACACCAAAGAATAAGGGGGTGCTGTTGTGAGCGAAAGAGATGAACTTATGCAAAAACTACAGCAGGTGCTTATAAGCTACAATATTCCGCCGGAAGAATTAAGGTCCAGATTATACCTTACCTTAGAACCATATGAAATAACACAGAGAAGTACAGAACTTATTGTTGCGGATGAAGAAGGAGTGGACAAATATATAAGACTGTTCTTACTAAGTAAGCGGGTAGCAGGAAGAACAGAACGGACGCTGACTCAGTACAATAATGAACTGAGGAGATTCTTTATGGAATGTCCTAAAATTCCAACAGAAGTAACATCAAATGATATAAAAAAATATCTGGCAATAAAAGAGGTAAGAGACGGAGCGTCAAAAGTGTATTTGAAAAACATATATAGAGACTTGTCGTCTTTTTATACATGGATGGTTAAAGAGGAGTATATAATCAAAAATCCTTTTAATAAGATTGAGGAGATTAAGATTCCCAAGGTAAAAAAGCCAGCATTTACAGAAATGGACATAGAAAGATTAAGAATGAATATTGAGCCAGACGACTTAAGAACCAAGCTGATCTTTGAAGTATTGTTATCTACATGGTGTCGAGTTACAGAGCTGTCTAACATGAAAATCTCGGATTTCTCAGAAGACAGAGAATCGGTGATTGTACACGGAAAAGGACAGAAAGATAGGATATGTTACTTGAATGCCAGGGCAAAATTAAGTCTGGAACAATATATGGAAAAGAGGCAGGATAACAATCCATATTTACTGCCAAACAGTAATGCAACAGGATACGGGGTTTCAAGTGAAAATCTTAACTACATAAGAAGATTACCTAAAAAAGAACAGTGTAATTGGTGGCAAAATAAAGAAATCATTGGAACAGGGCATATGGACAATTCCTCAATCGAATCGATTATAAGGAAATTAGGAAAAAAGGCAGGCGTAGAGAAAACACACCCACATAGATTTAGAAGAACAGGCGCTACATTTGCATTAAGGCGGGGAATGCCAATAGAGCAGGTGTCAAAGCTGCTAGGGCATGAATCTATAGAAACCACACAGATATATCTAGATATATCAGAATCAGAGCTTGAACAGAGTCACAAAAAATATGTATAAGGAGGCAGTATGACAATAGGAATAATATGTTTTGTAGCCGGCTTTATAACGGCATGGGGAATATCGGCATTGTGTAATGCAGGAAGGGGAAACTGGAATGAATAAAGATTGTATTATGATTAATTTGGAGCAAAAAGATTGTAAGGGACTTAATGAGTTATATTGCGCTAAGGAGGATAAGCCTTGCCCATTCTATAAGCCGGCTGATAAATACAATAGAGATGGCAGCAGAAGGAGGAAGGCAAATGAAAAGACTTACAAGTAATAAAAATACATCTGATATGTCTATGATTGAACTGGCACATAATAGTTGCTATATAGATAATAAGCGTAATGCAAGATACAGAGATTACAATTTAGACATTGACAGTAGGCAGCTTGCAAGAAGTCTTATGAAAGATATTTGCAATGTAGATTTAACTGATTTATCAGATGAAGAATTTGAGGAATATATGGGTTCTATGCTTTCAGTAGAAATAGATAGTACAGTAGGACTTCTGGCATTGTTTTATCGTAATTTATGGGCGATAGCTGATTTAAGAGAAAAACTGAAAGAATATGAGGACTTAGAGGAACAGGGCAGACTTGTCAAGTTACCTTGTAAAATCGGAGATGATGTTTATTTTGTTCCTAGTCAGGTCAATTACAAGCTGAACATATTAAATAGGCATAGTGAAAATAACAAAGTCTATCATCAGAAAGTAGAGAATTTCGTACTGACAAGGCGCGGCTGGTACTTAGAGTGTGATCAGAATGTTAAGTATGGAACAGGACATATTTTAACAGATAGGTTCTTTAATGAAACTTGGTTTCTGACAAAATCCGAAGCCGAAGCAAAACTGAAAGAATTGAGAGGTAAGAATGAATAAAAGAAAAGCAATATCTAAAAAAGTGAGACAATCTGTATATCTCATGTATAACGGACATTGTGCTTATTGTGGTACAGAAATAGCTTACAAAGATATGCAGGTAGACCATGCAACACCGCTTAGGATAGGTGGAGCAGACGACATTTCAAATTACATGCCAGCTTGTAGGAGCTGCAACCACTATAAAGCCACTTTAGATGTCGAGGGATTTCGAAAGTATCTTTCAAAAATACATAAAAGGCTTATGCGTGACAGCATACCTTATCAAGTGGCGGAGCGGTTTGGTATAGTAAAGCATATGTCGGATAATGTGAAGTTTTATTTTGAGAAAGTAGAAGGAGACGATTATGTGGAAAATAACAAAGAAAGACGGTATTGCAGTGGAGATAGAGAGGTGTCCGGATGAGCAGAAGACGACATAAGAACCTGAATGAATATACATGCTGTGAGCAGTGTTCTAACAGCGTGGCAGCAGACGGAACATATACATGCAATAGAAAGACGATAATAGAGAATTATATGCCAACAGAAGAATACTTCTGGTGCGATGGAGAGATGTTTATTAGGAGGGAGTATGAAAAATGAAATTAATAATAGAAATGCCAGAGGAATTTGAAATACATTTTATGCAGGATAAATTTGAAGATTTCTTTATAAGAATCATTGGGGATATGAGTAGAAATGTTCCTAGTTTATGCGGAGTTGACGAGAAGGAGATTGCTGAAATGTTTAAAACAGCATTTTTAAATAGTAAAGTAGTCAATAATGATGTCAATGAAGCTGCAGATTATCTTGAAAAAGGAAAGGAAAGAAATAAGGCTATAGAGGATTCGAAAAGGGCTGTGGCAAAGGCAATATGTATAGGGTGCGGATATCTCAAAGAGACAGAATGTACATATGCTGGCCAGAATTGTGGAACTAGCAAACCGATGTTAGAAGTAGCCATGAAAACATTAGATAAATTAAAGGCAGGTGATTCATAATGCTAATATTGCCAATCAAGAAAAAATGGTTTGATATGATTCTTTCAGGTGAGAAGAAAGAAGAGTATCGGGAAATAAAAGAATATTATGAAATAAGATTCCAGAACCTGTTCGGAGCTATAACCATATATCCATCAAGTATCTTCTCACATAGAAGCAAATATGAGTTATTGCAAGGCGAGGCAGTACCAGAGGAGATAAGGAAAGACAGCATTCAGGAGATTATTTTCCGTAATGGATATAGCAAGGATTCTAAAGCAATAAAAGCAAGATGCAGATTAAGGATTGGAAAAGGGAGACCAGAGTGGGGAGCTGAACCAGATAAGCAGTATTATATTTTAGAAATCTTGGATAAGGAAAAACTGGCAGCAGATGAGAAGAGGGTAGGTGATGAATAACTTGAAAAATAACAATATAAAAGACCTTCTTAAGCAGTACAATGATCTGGTTAAGGAGAAACAGGAAATACAGGCTGCAATTGATAAGATACAAAGAGAACTTGATAAAATGGAAGCTGAAGGCTATACGGAAAAGGATAGTGTTACCGGTGGAAACGGAGGTAAGCAGCATTTTGTTGTAGAAGGCTTCCCTTATCCGGCATATTCACGTAAGAGAACACTTCTTTTAGTGCGACAGCGGCAGCAGATAGACATTAAAGAGAAGATAGATACGCAGATAAACCTCATAGAACAATGTATTAATCAAATTGACAATAGCAGAATGCGGAGGCTTATAACATTAAGATACATAGAAGGTTTATCTTGGGTGCAGGTAGCAAGAAAGATGGGAAAACACCACACAGCAGATAGTTGTAGAATGGCAGTAGAAAGATTCTTATCAAAAATTTAAAGTTTGTTCGCTCTGTTCGTTTTGTCTGTGTTAATATCTAAACTGGACATGATGGACAGCATGATTTCTCCATTATTAAATATTAATACCCCCGGTAAGACACTGGCTTAAGGCTGGTGTCTTTTTTTGTATGCCAAGAAAGGAGCTGATTGTGTGAGATTAACAGATAAACAACGGAAATTCTGTGATGAATACCTTATAGACCTTAATGCCACACAAGCGGCTATTAGGGCGGGGTATACAGAAAAGTATGCAAATACAAATGCATCAAAATTACTACAAAATACTACAATTTCACAGTACATAGGAGAGAGACAAAAAGAACTATCGCGCAAGACAGAGATTACTCAGGAGCGAGTAATCAGGGAACTTGCACTGATAGCTTTTTCTAATACAGCAGATTATGCACATGTAGTCGAGAAGAAGATGAAAGCAGAAGTAGGTGGTATACTTGTGGATATACTGAATGAGGACGGCAAACCTGCTACATACAGGACTGTAGAGCCAGTATTGACAGAAGAACTTACAGAAGAACAAAAGCGTGCATTAGCTGTTATTAAGAAAGGACGAGATGGATTAGAGGTCAAGCCATGTGACAAGGTAAGGGCATTGGAGCTTCTTGGCAAGCATCTTGGTATGTTTACAGACAAGATAGAAGCTAATATTAATGATTCTGTAAAGAATGAGCTTGCAGAGCTTCTTGCTCAGCGTAAGGCAAGGGGTGAGCCTAGTGCTGCTAAGTGATAAATATTGGGATTACATAGATACACCGGCAAGAGCAGAATTCCTTGAAGGTTCTACTGCATCAGGTAAGACAACAACGGTTGCTGTGAAGTTTATCATGAATGTAGCAGAATCAGATATGAAGCTGCATGTTATAGCCGGTAATACAACAGGTGTTATTGAGAAGAATATTATAAATGCTGATATGGGATTGCTTCAGATATTCCCTAATTTGGAATACTGTGGAAACGGTGATAAAGAGAATAAACTTCCACATATTAAATTCAAAACTGGCAGCAGTACCAAGATAATATATATTCTTGGCTATGATAATGCCAGTAAGTGGAAGAACGCCTTAGGTTCACAATTTGGATGTGTATGGGTAGATGAGTGCAACACAGCTAATATAGACTTCATACGAGAGATATTCGGACGAAGTGAATATTTTGTTGGCACTCTTAATCCAGATGCACCTACATTACCCATATACAGCGAATATATTAATCACGCAAGACCGATTGATAAGTATAAGGCAGATGTGCCGGAAGAGATATGGAAGGACCTTAACGGTTGTGAACCTATTAAAGACTGGGTATATTGGTTCTTCACATTTGAAGATAATATATCCATGACACCAGAGAAGATAGAACAGAAAAAAATGAGCTATCCTCCCGGTACCAAGATATATAAAAACAAGATATTGGGATTAAGAGGCAAGGCTACAGGTCTTGTCTTTTCTAATTTCTGCAAGAGACATGTTATTACAAAGGAACAGGCTAAGGCATTTATTAAGCGAGAATATGACGACAAGCAGACAGAATGGTTTGTAATATATACAAGCGGTCTTGATACGGCATATTCAACCAAGAGTCCTGATACTATTGCTATGTCCTTTATGGGAATAACCAACAAAGGCAAGTTGATAGTACTGGATGAAAAGGTATATAACAATGCGGCTCTTGATATACCAATAGCTCCAAGTGATACAGTAAGGAATTACATAGACTTCCTGGAGCGTAACAGAAAAGAATGGGGTGGAATGTCAAAGAATGTGTTTATAGATAATGCTGATCAGGCAACGATAACAGAGTTTGCCAAGTACAAGAGAGAACACATTGACTGCCAGTATATATTTAACAATGCGTATAAGAAAGTAACCATAATAGATAGAATTAACTTACAGCTTGGCTGGATGTCCTTTAACGACGAAAAGGGCAAAGAGCCAAGCTATTATGTTGTAGATACATGCACGAACTACACCGGGGAACTGCAGGTATACAGTTGGCTGGAAGATAAAGACTGTGAGCCGGAAGATGGAAATGATCATATGGTAAACAGTACACAATATGGCTGGATACCATACAGGGACAAAGTTGGAGTAGAGAACGGATAGGAGAGTGAGAGAGGTGAGCATATTTAATACTATGGCTGATAAGATAAGAGATGGAATAAGGACATGGTTGCGTGTGCAGCCGGCACAGAGAGGAATAATTAATATACAGGAAATCTTCGACTTTGAAGGTAACGCCATTAAGAATCAGATATGGTACAGAGGTGTAAGTGAAGAGCTGTCACAGCTGTATGATCAGGTTGATGGGGACAAGACAAGATTCTGGGCTGCAAAATGCTCTCCTGGATTAGCGATAAGAAAGATACATGTAGGATTACCTGCAATGATGGTTGATATGCTTGCAAGTATTGTTGTTGCAGATATGAACGAGGTAGATGTTGGCAGTAGGCAGTCAGACTGGGATAAGATAGCGGAAGAAAATGACTTTACAGAGCTTATAAAGCAAGCAATATCAGATACACTTATTGTTGGAGATGGAGCATTTAAGCTATCCATAGACACGAATCTCAGTCAGTATCCAATCATAGAGTTTTATCCTGGCGACAGGGTAGAGATAATAAGAGAACGCGGCAGAGTGAAAGAGGTTGTGTTTAAGACAGTATATACAGTTAAGAATCAAGAGTACATTCTGCTTGAAACATATGGCAAAGGCTATATAACATATATGCTCACAAGAGATAATAAAGAATGTGATATCAGCACTGTGCCGGAGCTTGCAGGTTTAAGACCTGTAACATGGGAAGATAAAAGTTTTATGATGGCCATACCGCTCATGTTCTATAAATCAGCGAAGTTTAAAGGTAGAGGTAAAAGTATCTATGACAGTAAGGTAGATGAATTTGATGCACTGGATGAAGCATGGAGCCAGTGGATGGATGCCTTAAGACATAACCGTACAAAGGAATATATACCCGAGAATTTACTTCCTCGAAATCCAAGCGATGGAGCTGTTATGCTGCCAAATTCATTTGACAACGCTTATATACAGTATTCGTCTCCTATGGCAGAAGGTGCAAATTATAAGATTGAAAGAGAACAGAGTGAAATACCACATGAAGGGTATCTTGCTACATATATCACGGCATTGGACCTTTGCTTACAGGGAATCATGAGCCCTTCTACATTGGGAATAGATGTAAAGAAGCTTGATAATGCAGAAGCACAGAGGGAGAAGGAAAAAGCAACGCTGTACAGTAGAAATAATATTGTAAATCAGCTCCAGAAGGTTCTTCCGAAGCTTGTAAAAATGACATTGCAGGCGATAGATACACTTAATAATTCAACAACACAGGACATTGATGTTGATGTGACATTTGGTGAATATGCGAATCCTAGCTTTGAGAGCCAGGTTGAGACAGTGAGCAAAGCCAAGCAGGGAGGCATTATGAGTGTAGAAGCGTCCATTGATGAGCTGTATGGTGACACTAAGGATGATGACTGGAAACAGGAAGAAGTTGCAAGGCTTAAGGCAGAACAGGGAATTGAACAGATGACAGAACCGGAACTTAATACAGAATTAGATGGATTTGAAGTGGAAAGCTTTTAATGAGGTAGCCTATGTTAAATACGGACTATGATATAGAGAAAGCATTTAAAGCCATAGAAGATGAGCTGATTGCTTCTATGATGCGCAATCTTGCGAGCCACAGAGCAGAAGAGACAGATATGGGGTTTAACTGGTCACAGTGGCAGGTAGAACAGCTTAAGGCTCTGGAAAAATATAAGGCACAGAATAAAAAGAAGTTCACGAAGTCATTTAGCAACATAAATGACTCTATTGATGCAATGATATTTGCAGCCAGGCAGGAAGGTGGAACAGAACAGGAGCAGAAAATATTAAGAGCATTAAAGAAAGGGTTGAAAGCATCTAAGGTGTCGCAAGGCGCTGAGGGTGCTTTTTTCAGACTCAATACAAGAAAACTTAATGCCCTGATTAAAGCAACGAAGTCAGATTTTAGCAGGGCAGAAAAAGCAATGCTTAGAATGTCGGAGGATAAATACCGACAGATAATATTTAACGCTCAGGTCTATGCGAATACGGGCGCAGGAACATATGAGAAGGCTGTAGATATGGCTACAAAGGATTTCCTTAAAGCCGGTATCAACTGTATTGAATATGCAAATGGCGCAAGGCATACCATGAAAGACTATGCCAAGATGGCAATTCAGACAGCTAACAAGCGTGCATATCTGACCGGAGAAGGCGAAATGAGACAATCATGGGGAATTAGTACAGTTATCATGAATAAGCGTGCTAATGCCTGTCCTAAATGTCTTCCGTTTGTTGGAAAGATTCTCATAGATGATGTGTGGAGTGGAGGTGATGCAAGTGATGGTAATTATCCGTTAATGTCTTCGGCAATAGCAGCAGGGCTTTACCATCCTAACTGTAAAGATGTACATACAACATACTTCCCTGAACTTGATGATGAGCCTGATAGCAAGTTTTCCAAGAAAGAGCTTGAGCAGGTTAAGGAAGATTACAAGCAGGACCAGAAGCAGCAGTATGCAGGCAGAATGATGGAGCAGTACGGCAGACTGTCAGAGTTTTCACTGGATCCAGATAATAAGAAAATGTACACTGATAAGAAAGAACAGTGGGAAATACAAGCAGAAAGCCTCAGAAGTGATTCTGATTATCAAGATACAATCAAGCAGAGAAGGGAAGAGTGGAAGAAAAAACATTCAGAATTTGATAAAGTTACTGCCAAGACAGAGATTAATAATATTAAGAGTCAGATTGAAGATATGCAGAAACAGATAAATGCCAGCCTTAAGAAAGAAAAGCCTCTTGAAAAGAAAGTATATATTGATGGAACTGGCACTGATGAAGATATGAGAATATTAAGGCAGTCTGCTACTGAAAGAAAGAAGCTGCAGGAGCATGTAGAAGTTCTTAATAACAATATGCTTGATAAGCAGGAGGTTTATAAGAATGAGGCACAGAACAGAATCCTTAAAGCCGGCACAGTTGAGGAAATAAAGTTATCCAAGAAAATGACACCTGATACAGTTGATGCATTGGAAGATGCATTAACTAAGCTTAAGAACAAATATGGCATTATGCCAAAAGGTGTTGTATATAATCCGTCAAAAGTGCCAGATGCTACAGTTACATATAATTGGCTTGATGACAATATATATATATCTAACAGATTCAATGATATTAACAACTATGCTGATGTTGTTAAGAAATCCGAAGACTCTCTTATAGAGTACAGAGAAAAGAGTGGAATTGTAAAGATTCAGAAGGAGAGACTAAAGAATGCAGAGAAGATATTATCAGATAAAAACATAAAGGGATATGAAAGAGAAAAGGCAGTTATCAATAAGGCTGAGGCAGAAATTGAGCTGAATACACAGCGTATGGCAGTCAGGGAGAACCTCATGGATACATTAACCCATGAATATGGTCATTTCATACATAGACATGCTAATGCGGATTATGTTCAGAAATCAAGTGTATTTGGTGCAAAGGATTTAGGTGGTAAGCTCATTAACGGTGACTGGAAGTACGATATCAACTCACATTATTCTGCAAATGCTAAGATAGAAGCCGCAAAAATAAGTAAATATGCCACAGAGAGTCCATATGAGGCATTCGCGGAAGGTTTTCTTGCTAAGGAAAAAGGACAGAAAATACCTGGGGGTATAGAAAAAGTTATTGAAGAGGCTAAGGTTAAGGCAGGAGTTAAAAATGTTGCAAAAGTAGGCAAAAGTGGTACAATAAAACAAAACTTACAACTATTTGCAAATAAGATGCCAGACGAGAAGTTTACGCAATATTCACTTAATCCATTGAAAGCTCCTGATAAGGCAAAAGCATTCAAGAGCGCACTGGGATATACGGTTGATAATTTTGAAGATTTAAGGCAGAATATCTTAGATAATATTGTGGAGGATAACTTTATTGAAAAGGGTGATAATGGTTATGGTATGAGATATGAGCAAATATTAGAATTGACAGGTCCGAATGGTAAGAAAGCAAAAGTTTTAACAGCATGGATTCAAGATGGTGATGATAAGAGGCTTGTTTCTGTGTATGTTGATAAATAGGGGTGGTAATGATGAAAATAAAATTATATGATAGAGTTCTTTTAAAAGATGGAAACAGAGCTTCCATAGTAGAAATTTATGAACCTGATAAATATTTTATTGCAGACATTGATACTAAAGATGGGACAGTAACAGAAGATTTAAGAGTTGAGCGAATTGAAAAAGTATTAGAGTAACAGCCACCAGTCGAGAGATTGGTGGTATTTTTATACCCAAGTTGCACCAGTGCAACACAATTTAATATTAGTTATTAAGCACGCATGGCAAATAAGCTGTGCGTGCCTATTTTTTTTATGCCCAAAACTTAATGGCAATAAACTTTAGGGAAATGCCGACGGGCGGTAAACGGAAGAAAGGAGATAGAGTGATGAGAAAGACATTACCTATGAATTTACAGCTCTTCGCAGAAGGTGGAGATGGTAACGGCGGCCAGAACGCTGGAGGAGATAGTGGACAGGCAGGACAGCAGGGTAATCAGAATAATCAGCAGGCGGCTGGTGTTGATTATGACAAGATACAGGCAATGCTGGATAATGCGACTGCCAAGAAAGAGAATGCTGTGCTTAAAAGCTATTTTCAGCAGCAGGGATTATCAGAAGATGAGATAAGTCAGGCTATTGCAACATTTAAGCAGAATAAGCAGCAGCAGACACAACAGCAGCAGAACGCTAATGCTAATCTTCAGAATGAAGTGGCAGCAGCACAGAAGGTTGCTGAACAGGCTCAGATTGAGCTTGCTGCTACAAAGGTAGCAATGACACTTGGTATTAACGCCAAGACACTTCCATATGTACTTAAGATGGCTGATTTCAGCAAGGCAAAGGATGCAGATGGAAAGATATCAGAGGACAATATCAAGGCTGCACTTGATCAGGTTATCAAAGATGTACCTGCACTTAAGCCGGTACAGGAAAGCAATGCAGGCTTTCAGATTGGTGCAGGACAGCAGAATAACGGACAGCAGTCCTCTACAGGTAACAATGTAAATGTTCCAACAAAGAGATGGAACAGATTTAATTAAGAAAGGTTAAAAGGGTAAAACAATATGCCAAATTTGAATTACGCAGAACAGTGGAGTCCGGAATTATTAGCAATTCTTATGCAGGGCACACTTACATCACCATTTATTACAAGTAATGTCAGATGGTTAGATGCAAAGACATTTCACTTTACTCAGATGAGTGTAAGCGGTTATAAGAATCACAAGAGATCAGGCGGATGGAACACAGGAGAATATAACCAGAAAGATGTTCCTTACACAGTAACACATGACAGGGATGTACAGTTCATGGTTGACAAGGCAGATGTAGATGAGACCAATCAGACAGCATCTATGCAGAATATTTCACGCATCTTTGAGCAGACACAGGCTGTACCAGAGACAGATGCATTATTCTTCAGTAAGGTTGCACAGGCTGCACAGAATACAGAATTATACCATTCTGAAACTTCAGCTACAGAATACACAACAGAGAATGTATTTGCTAAGCTTAAAGCTATTCTGGCAGCAGGAAAGCTTAGAAGATATAAGGCAAATGGAAGCCTTATCATGTATGTTTCTTCAGACATTATGGATAAGCTGGAAATGTCAAAGGAATTTACACGCAAGATTGAAATGACTCAGATTGCAGAAGGTGGTCTTGGCATTGAAACACGTGTAACTGATATTGATGGTGTGACACTTATGGAAGTTGTGGATGATGAAAGATTCTATGACAGATTCGATTGGGATGTTGCAGAGGGCGGCTTTGCTCCGCTTAAGTCAAAGTATGCCATAACAACAGATACAGATGTGGCAGAAGGAAAGACATACTACACTAAGAGCGACAGCACTTATACAGTTGTGGCAAAGCCTACAAAGACTAATATAGGCACATATTATGAAAAAACTGTTCAGGGCTCACGCAAGATTAATGTACTTGTCGCATGTGGACAGACATGTAAGACAGTACCTAAGATTTCATCTATTTATTTCTTCGCACCAGGAGCACATACAGAAGGAGACGGATATCTTTATCAGAATCGCCAGTTAAGTGATACATTTGTATTCCCTAATGGCAAGGATGGTAAGGTTGATTCTGTATTCGTTGATGTAGATCCTGCAGAAGAGATTGCAGAGTAAGCCTATGGTATATGCAAGTAAAGAGCAGTACCTTAGTGAACATAGACTTATCCCAGATGAGCAGATAGAACGAAGATTAAAACAGGCGAGCCGGCATATCGACTCGCTTACTTTTAATCGTATAACATCAAGAGGATTTAATAATTTGACAGAGTTCCAGCAAGGCATACTGATAGATGTGTGTTGTGAGATGGCTGATTTTGAATATGAGAATGAGGACATGATTAATTGTGTCTTACAGAACTATTCTTTAAATGGAGTATCTATGCAGTTTGGCAGCAGTTGGAATGTCCTTGTACAGAATGGAATTGCTATAAAGCGTGATACATACCAGATACTCTGTCAGACTGGCTTGTGCTGCTTAAGTCTGGGGGTGTGAGTATGAAGTACCCATGTTTAATATTAAAGAGCATGTGTAAGACAGAAATACACCTTGAGATAGAGCAGGAAGGCAGGAATGTCTATGGAGAACCTCTTGAACCTATTATTTGGGATGGCTTATGTAACTATCAGGACAGCGGTAAGACAGAATTAACAGTAGAAAAGGTGCTTATAAAGCTTGAAGGATGTGCTTTGATACCAGGAGATATTGCACCGGAGCTTCCTGTTATTACTAAAGGTGATATAACGGTGTTCGGTGTAACAAGGCATATATACAAGGGTACGAAGTGCCGTAATCCGGATGGTACGGTTAATTATGTAAGATTGGATGTGATGTAATGGCAAAGAATGTTAAGTCAACAGTGAAGCTTAATATGCCTATGGTAAGGAAGCTTACGGCAGCAGCGGCGACTTCATTAGAAATGACAGCGGAAGCTATACACACGGATGTTGTGCAAAGTCAGGTGATACCAAGAGATACAGGTAAATTGCAGGGAGAAAGTACTCATATTAGCGCAGGAAAGAGTGAAACTGCCACTTACGAAAATGGACAGACAGTAACTAATGGTATTTCAAAAGCTGTAAATGGTAAAGTTATCATATCAACATCAGCACCGCAGGCAAGAAGATTATATTATCATCCGGAATACAACTTCCATCAGACGCAGTGGACAGATGAAAGCGGCAAGAAACATGAAGGAAATGCAAATGCTAAAGGCAGATGGCTTGATGACTATATGAAAGGTGGTAAAAAGCAGGATTTTGCACCTAAAGCATTTGGAAAGTTTTATAAAAAGAATGCGGGGTTATGATGTTAGGATGTTAGGAATAGGTGATGTGAGAGACCTTATAGCAGGTCTTGGGATAGCGGCTGATGACCATGTATATTGTGGAAAGCTTGATGATAAGAAAGATAAGAGCATAGGTGTATACCATCTTAACAGGGGAGATAATGTTCAGATGGCTGTTGGAGGTATACAGAACAGCTCTTATGCTGTCAAATCCATAAGTATACTGATTCATTGGAATAAAAGTGTCAGGGAGACTGAAAAAGTCTCACAGGAGCTTTACGACAAGCTCAGAGATATGAAACATGTAAACATTAATGACACAAATATTCTTTTTACAGAAATGTTAGTATCAGCACCGATTGAGGTTGATACAGATGATAAAGGAATATTTGAAATGGTCATAGAACTTAAATTTTGTTATGAAAGGTAGGTAGAAGTATGTCACAGAATACAAAGATAGCTGGGTATAACGCGGAAGCTACACCATTAACAGGGGTTAATCCGGTACATAAAATTCAGTTTGGAGTATGTATAACTGGAAGAAAAAACACAGATACACCGGAAACAGTAGAAACTAAGATTGTAAAAGATGCAGAGAGCTTAAGTATATCTGTAGATGGAACCATTGAGGAATGGAATCCAATGGATCAGGCTGGCTGGGTAAGAAGGCTCATGACAGGTAAGTCACTTGGTATGTCTTTCGGCGGTAAGCGTAACTATGGAGATGAAGGAAATGATTATGTAGCAAGTCGATTTATGAAGACAGGTCAGGATTGCAATACATGGGTGTCTATTATATTCCCTAATCTTGATCAGCTTCTTGTACCTGCAGTAATCGATGTAAAATCTCTTGGTGGAGATGCTACAAGTATTGATGCGCTTGAATGGGATGCAAATTCGGATGGAAAGCCAACATATATAGCATATGTAGCAGCTTAAAGAAAGAGAGGATTTGAATAATGGCAAAGACAGATTTTAAAGTAATAGATATATCTATGAAGATTACGAACCAGTTACCTATGATTCGTATTACAGAGGATTTGGTTGTTACTGTTAATAACAGAAAGAGCACAATTCTCAACATACAGGCTATGGCACAGGAAGCAGAGAGCAAGGAAAACAAGGATGATATGGCATTTATGATTAAAGGCCTTGAAATGCTTGTTGGAAAGGATGCTTCAGATAAGATTGAGGCATTAGACCTTCCTATTCCTGAATATAAGGAAATGTATAATACAATCATGCAGGTTGCTATGGGAACATACGGCGAGGAGCAGACACCCTCAGCATGAGACATATTATGATATATGGGATGATTGGGAGCTGATAGAAGCCAGCTTCCTGTCCCAATATGGCATACGGTTGCGTACCGAAGACGATATGTCATGGTCAGAGTTCTGTTCGTTGCTTAGTGGAATAATGCCTGAAACACCCCTTGGAAGAATTGTGGGAATCAGAGCAGAAAAGGATCCTAAGGTTATAAAGGAGTTCACTAAGGAACAGAAGAAAATCCGTAATGACTGGATATTAAGAAGAAATAGAAAATTAATGGAAGATCATGCAAATTACAATAAGTATTGGAGTGACTTCCAAAATTGGGCTAAGACCGCTTTCTCTAAGTAGAAAGTGGTCTTTTTAAATGCCGGAAAGGAGGGAGTATGTCGGATGTAGTAGGACAGATAGCTCTGGAACTTGGCATAGACAGTTCACAGATAGTTAATCAGCTTACAGGTGCTTTCAATAAGGCAGCAAAGCAGGCAACATCCATCTTTTCTGGTATGGGAAAGAAAATAGCTGCTGGATTAAGTATAGCAGCTTTTACTAAGTTTACGAAAGACTGCATAGAAGTTGGTTCTAATGTTACAGAAGTACAGAATGTTGTAGATACGGCATTTAAGGACTTGAGTGGACAGGCAGATCAGTGGGCTTCTAACGCCATGACTAACTTTGGACTATCTGAATTATCTGCTAAGAAGTACATGGGTGTATTTGGCCAGATGAGTAATGCAATGGGTATTACAGGACAGGCTGCACTTGATATGGCAGAAGATGTTACCGGATTAACAGGTGATGTTGCATCATTTTACAATTTGAGCACAGATGAAGCATATACAAAGCTGAAATCCATCTGGACTGGCGAGACTGAGACACTTAAGGACCTGGGCGTAGTAATGACTCAGACGAACTTAGACCAGTATGCACTTAATAATGGTTTTGGTAAGACTACGGCTAAGATGACAGAGCAGGAAAAAGTAATGCTTCGTTATCAATATGTTACTAGTGCACTGTCCAATGCCACTGGTGATTTTGTTAAGACACAGGATTCCTGGGCGAATCAGACAAGAATACTTACATTAAGGTTTCAGCAGTTAAAGGCTAGTCTTGGTAAAGGCTTCATAGCATTGTTTACACCTATTCTGCGTGGCTTTAACAACTTGCTGGCAGGATTACAGAAGGTTGCAGATGGCTTTGCCAGCTTTGTGCAAATGCTCACAGGAGCAGATGTATCAACCTCTATGGGCTCGATAAGTTCGGATATAGCTGGTATAGGAGATGATGCATCCAGCGCAGCGGATAATGTAGGTGATATAGGAAGTGCAGCCAAGAAGACTGCTAAAGATATAGAAAAGTCGCTTGCAGGCTTTGACCAGATAAATAAGCTGACAGAGCCAACAGATGATAGTTCTGATTCAAGCGGTAGTACAGGTGGAACATCTTCAGGAATCGGAAGTGTTGACCTTGTACCAGATGTGAGTGGAAGTACATCTAATGCAACATCTGCAATTAGTGATTTTGTAAATAAGGCAAAGAAAGAATTAGATAAACTCCGCAAATGGAGTGTATCGACATTTTCTCCATCTATGTCAAGAATATGGGATGGACTTACAAAAAATACAGATACAGCCAAGAAAAACTTAGCAAGTGCGTTTAATGATATAAGAGCATTAGGACCGCCGTTGTTAAATTATTTTAATGGTCCATTTACAAATTATCTTGTAACATGGGTCGATACTAATGGCAGTATATTAAATGGATTATTTGATAGCTTTAATACAGTCTTTTCGGATGTATGGAATAAAGCAGCATATCCTATACTTGCAAATTTTGTTTCTGTTGGATTACCAATGCTGACGGATTTTGCATCCCAGACACTATCTTTAAATGGAACAATATTTGATACATTTAAAGCATCTTGGAATTCTTTATGGAGCGAAGGTGTAAGTCCAGCCATTGAATCTATATCAAATGTATGGATTGGCTTGGTTAATACAATGGCAGGGGCATGGAACGAATGGGGAGAGCCGATATTTACTGGAATAAAAGCGGCTGTTAAGACTACCGGAGATGTATTCTTAGATATATGGAATAATATGCTTCAGCCAGTCTGGGAGAATGCTTTAGATGTAATTGATAGAGTATGGAGTGAACATTTACAGCCACTGCTGGCCAATTTCTTGGATTTTGTTGGTGAGATAGTTACATGTGCTACGACAATATATAACAACTTTATTGCACCTGTAGTTGGATTTTTATCTGAACTATTAGGACCAATATTTATAGCTATATTTGATTCTATAGGGAATAAGGTTGGAGTTGTCGTTGGAACCATAGCTGATTTAATGAACGATACAATTACTGTATTTAAAGGAGTTATACAGTTTATTAAGGGTGTTTTCTCTGGTGACTGGGAAGGCACTTGGAATGGTATAGTTACGGCTTTTGATGGCATATTTAGCGGTATTGCTGATATTGCTAAAGGGCCTATTAATATGGTAATTGGATTTATTAACGGACTGATCACAGGTGTTCAATCTGGCATAAATGCAATAGTAAGGTCTGTAAATAAGCTTAGCTTTAAAGTACCAAACTGGGTACCGGGCATAGGTGGCGAAGATTTTGGATTCCATTTACCGGAAGCCGACTTCTCCAAGATTCCATACCTTGCACAAGGCGGATACGTTAAGCCAAACACTCCACAGCTTGCCATGATTGGCGATAACAGACATCAGGGTGAAGTTGTTGCACCTGAGGATAAATTACTTGATATGGCACAGAAGGCAGCAGCTATGGCATCCAGTGCAGAGTTATTGGCAGAGGCTATAAGTATTCTTAAGCAGATACTTAAGATACTTGAAACACTGGACCTTGATATACAGCTTGATGGAAAGAGTCTTAAGAAATATGTGGTTGATAAGATTAACGAGCATACAAAGCAGACAGGAAAATGTGAGATTATAACTTAACAAGGATGTGATGAATTGATACTGAGATGTGACGGGCAGGAGCTTCCGGCTCCTGTGTCCATCAAGGTGGATGATGAGATTATATGGTCTTCTTCTACAGGACGAGCACTTGACGGAACAATGTTGGGTGATGTTGTCGCTGAAAAGAAGACCTTATCTATTAATTGGGGAATATTGAAGGAAGATGAGATGGCACTTATTAAGAACAAACTCATCGCCGGATTCTTTCCAATAACATTCCATGACGATGGACAGGATATAACAATAACAAGCTATAGAGGTACATTGAGTAAAGAGGTGCTGGGTGATATAGGGGACGGTAACTATTACTACAGAAGTGCCAGTGTATCTATAATACAACAGTAAGGAGCAGAACATGAAAAAAACAATGACTATTAAACAGATTGATAATAGTGCAACAATGCTTAAAAAATTACAGGGCTTAAGAAAGCATTGGCCTGTAAAAGTAAATTATGCAATTGCAAAGAACCTTAAGACATTGTTAGGAGAAGTAGATATTTTTGTTACACAGAGAACTGAAGTAATACAGAACAATGTGCTTAAAGATGAAAATGGGAATGCTGTCATGGATGGAGATTCTTACCAGTTCCCAGAAGGTAAAGAGCAGGAAGTTGTAAAAGAGATTGATGAGATGTACAACATGGAAACGGATGTTGATGTACATATGATTAAGATGGATGACATATCTGTATGTGATTCTGACAGCAGATACGATGGAACTACATTAGAGGATATTGCGGCCATTGAATTTATGATCGAGGATTAAGCTTATGTATAATAATGTATCAGAGCAATTTGCAACAACGATTAGATCACCATCGCGAACATTTAACTTACGATTAAAGATAAATGGTAAGTGGATTGACGCTGGCTTTAAAAAGATGAGCTATGAGACCGCTTCCGCATATGAGGGTTTACAGATAGGTTCGGCTGTTGCAGCTAAGATAGAACTGACAGTAAAAAGAATAAATGAGTTGTTTGAAAACACAGAGATTCCTATAGAAATAGGATTAAAACTGCCAAGCGGAAAGTATGAGTATATTCCACTTGGCTTTTTTACTGCAGAACATCCAACGCTTGACCAGGCAACCACAACATTTACGGCTTACGACAGAATGATGAAGACCACAGGTGTATATGTATCTGAATTGACATATCCCGCAAGTGCAGAATCTGTTTTAAAAGAGATAAGTACTGGATGTGGCGTTCCCTGTAATGTATCTGGATTGAATGGAATAACTATTGATACTGCACCGGTAGGATATACCTATCGTGAGGTTATCGGATATATCGCTTCTTTAGCTGGAGGTTTTGCCTGCGTAGACAGAACCGGCACAATTGTTATTAAGTGGTATGAGGATAATGGCTATACGATAAATGAATCCCGGATAATGACATTTGAAAAGAATGAGAGTGATTACCATTTAGATTATTTCACATGTAATGTTGACAGTAATACTTCTTTTACAGCAGGAAGTGGAACTCTGGGAATAACATTTGATAATCCACTTATGACAGAAGAAAAGCTTAATTCTGTATATAAGAAAGTAAGAGGATTTGCGTATAGAGGTGCAAGCTTAAAGACGCTTGGAGACATACGACTGGATCCATGGGATATTGTAACTGTTAAAGAATCAGGGGAGACTTATAAGGTTCCGGTTATGAATATAACTCAGGAATATGATGGCGGTCTTGCTATGACTATTACAGCTTATGGCAAAACAGAAACTGAAACAGAGACAGATTATAAAGGACCATCTACTAAGCTTGCAGAACGAACATATGCGGAAATGATGCTTACTAAGGAACTGGTTTCTAAAAAGGTAGATGCAGAATGGGTTAAGGCTAATACGGTAACTGCAGAGACTATTGTGTCTGTAAACAATGAGCTGCAGAATATTAAGAATAATTACCTTAAATCTAATGAGGCAGACATAAAGTTTGCAACAATAGAAGAAGAAAAGGTAATAAAATCTGACATAGAGCAGCTTAATGTTAAATATGAGAAAGTAGGCATATTAGATGGTGATGTTGCTGGTATTAAAACATTAATGTTTGGCTCTTCCACTGGCGAAAGCATTACTACAGATTTTGCCAATAGTGTTATTAGCATGATAGGTACAGCACAGATTAAGGACTCTATGATAGATTCTTTAGATGCAAAGAAAATAAAGGCCTTGGACATTGATACCACAGATGTTGCAGTACATAGCAAAGACGGTTTGAGTAGATGGTCTGATAATACGATACAGATAAGTGATTCTAAGCGTGTTCGCGTTCAGATAGGTAAAGATACATCTGGAGACTATAACATGTATGTGTGGGATGTAAAGGGCAACCTGATGTTTGACGCGCTAGGTCTTACAGAACAGGGAGTTCAACGTGAGATAATCCGCAACGACATGGTAAAAGAAAATGCAAATATATCTGCTGGAAAACTGGATATAGCAAGCCTTTTTAGTGTTATTAACAATGATGGCACACATACGCTTAAGAGCAACAAGATATATCTGGATGATGCAGCACAGACACTTAATGTTCTTCTGCAGGATATAAAAACCGGTTCTGGAAAGGATTATTCTGAATGGGGAAGCTTATTAAAGCAGTCTGATGATTTTATAACACAGAAGCTTTGGTGGACTGAGAACATAGATGGAACCAGCGTTAAGGAAAAGTTTTCTAATGTAAACCAGACATTGCAGGAATACAGTGTAAGCCTGTCTAATCTAGCCAAGTACGATGATGAAATCTATTTAATATCTTATGTGCCAACAAAGGATAATTATCCGGCTTGGGATTGGTGTGTTCCTGTTTATCCATCAGACACACAGTTTCCACGCGAAGAAACATGGCAGTATAACGATACTGAGTGGGATAAGTATATTGGAAAGGTTGCTTACTGGGAGAGTGAAGGCAGAGCATGGCGTTTCATTCGTAATACAGATGGAAGCCATGGTTGGAAAGAGATACCTAATTCGGAAACAGCTTATATGCTGAAGCAAAATTCTGCCTTGAGAATAAATTTGGATAGCATAAGCAGCAGTTTATTGTTGACTCAGCAGGATTTGAAGGATAATTACAGCACGACAATGCAAATGAATAATGCAATAACCCAGTCTGTAAGCAAAGAAAGCAATAGTATAAAGTTAGAAGTCTCTAATAATTATGCTACTAAGAAGAATCTTGAAAGTTATGCCACAACTGACAGCCTTGAAAGCTATGCTACAACAGCTAGTTTAACGGCATTTATTAAAAATGAAAACGGACAGCTTCGTTCTGCGATTGAAGCGATTGCAGACACCATAAATATTACAGCTAGAGGAGGCTTAAATATTTCCGGTGATAGATTTACGCTTGCATCTACCAATACGACTATTACAGCGGATGGAACGATAACATGCAAAAAATTAAATGCTAAAGGCAGCACAATAGGCGGCTACGCAATCAATGATTACACTTTAGTAGGTGCACAAGTTGGCATAAGTAGTAAAAGTGGATACGGTTGGGCTTTTTGGGCTGGCTCAGATACACCTGATAAAGCTCCGTTTAGAGTTGGACATACAGGAGAGATACATGCAACAAACGCTGATATTGAAGGAACAATAAAAAGCAACAATGCAACAATAACGGGAGGCTCTATTAAAATAGATACATCTAATAGTGGGGAAAATATAATACTTCTTAATTGTAGTTCAAGTTCACTAGGTCTTGCACCAGATGGTATGTCCGTCACTAATGGGTCTGCAACAACAATTATAGGCGCAGAGAATATTATGTGTAATCAGGGGGATGGTTCTATATCGTGCAAAAAAATGATTGTAAGCAATAATGCGGAAATATATGGGAGCTGTTATACCTATGATTACTATTATATATGGTCTGAAGGTGGTTGGATGGAATTATCACAATGGATTAGGCAAAAATTAGGTATATAAATCCGCACAGCGGTAGAAAGGAATTAAGTTATGTTAAATACAACAAAGAGTACGTCAGTGAGCGGAAATAGCTCTATAGAGGGAAAGACTGTAGTCACATTTTCAGCCAATATACCTTCATCAGGAGAGATTTCTCTTAGTAAAAGAATTCAGAATAAAAAAACGTATCTTGAAAATCAGGACGAATGCGATACAGATTACGCTAATTTTGAAACGGAAGTAATGGCAGCAATTAAGGAGATGTAATTATGAGTTTATCCGGATTTATAGCCTACAAAAGAGTAGGTTGGACAGGACAGACACCGTGGAACCCAACCAACCTTAACATAATGGATAAGGGAATCAAAGATAACAATGACATGATTGCTAATCTCAGAAGCGAGGTAAGTGCACTAAACAGTAATATTGACGTTAAAAACTGCTTTTGTAAAAATATTGCGAGTGATGGTACTTTTGAGGGATATGGATATAACTACTGTTATTATAACAAATCTACTAAAACAGGGATTTTATACTTTGCTTCCAGAATTGAAACACCAGATTCTACATTAAATAATTTTTCTGGATATTATGATGTCGAATCAGTTTTAGAAAAAATGAGCATTGATTTTAATACAATACTAGAAAGTAATTATATTCCATATGATTCTGCAGGTGTAGTTCGACAAAAGCTGGTTGGATATGGAACGACATTATTATATAGTTCCGCAAACAAACATTATGCTTTTGCAAGATACTACACAAAAGATGGGAAGAAAGGAGCGTGGGCAACTACTGAATTTAAGAAAGACGATTATATTACAGGCTCACTTATATTTAGTTAAGTTTCGAATGCTGCCTTAGTAATTGTACCGTCGTATTTAATATTATTACTGTTTTGTGAACATATAACAATGGAAAAAATGAAATTGCACCAGTAACAGAAAGGATATTGACTTATGGAAAAATTAAAAGTAATTGTAACAGCGGTGTGGAGCATTATATTAAGTGCCCTGGGAATTTTGGCTATTCCAGTATTATTATTGGTAACATGTAATCTAATAGATTATTTCACAGGTATTGCGGCTTCTAAATTTAGAAAGCAGCAAATAGATAGTTATAAAGGAATAAGAGGGATTGCAAAGAAAATATGTATGTGGCTTTTGGTGGGAGTTGGTGTGATAGTAGACCAGCTCCTTTCTTATTCTGCAGGTGTTATTGGAATAACATTGCCATTTACATTTTTAGTGGCTTGTGTTGTGGCAATATGGCTGATCTGTAACGAAATTATAAGTATATTGGAAAACATCAATGATATTGGCGTAACACTTCCACCATTCTTGCAGCCTATTGTTAAGAATTTAAAAAGTCAGGTGGAGCAGAAAACAGCAATTGATAACAATGATCAGGAGGATAAATAATATGAGAACATTTCCAACAATTAATACAAGATATGAACATGTAAACAATTTCATCAATACACTTGCGCCTGTGGTGTGCAATGCATGGGTTAAGTATAGAAGAGAAGGAAAGAAGACGATTAGTCCGGCTGTTATTTTAGCACAGGCCGCTAAAGAATCTGGCTGGAACTTAGATGCAAGCACGCTCTTTGGAATCAAGGGAACAGACATCACATGTGATACAACAGAGTTTATTAACGGTACATATGTTAATATTAAAGCTGGATTTGCAAAATATCCTAATACAATGGGAGCTATATATGGATATTTGGATTTAATGCAGTGGGATAATTATAATGATGCTACATCTGCTAATACGGTTGAAGGTGAGTTATATGGTCTCACAAATGCTGTCAATAATACGGATAGAGATGCAGACGGTAACTGGGTTGGCTATAATTATGCTACAGCTCCAGATTACTATGAAACAACACTTGCGCTTATCAATGATTTTGGACTTAGAGTGTTCAATGATTATGTTTGGAGTGTGGTTAATGATTCAGAAGATGAGAAAAACATTGAGCAGCCATCACAGGAACTTGATGAATCTGTAATTGACGCAATTTATCGCGGAGAATATGGCAATGATCCAGAGAGAAGACAGAAGCTTGAAGCTGAAGGATACAATTATGCAGACTATCAGGCCGCCATGGAAGCTAAGTATTATCCTAAAGATAATACACCAGCAGAAAGTGAGGAAGAGCCGGAAGAGGAAACATCGCAGGATGCAGAAGAAAGAGTAGCAGTTGTAGAACCAGGAGGAAGTTTCTGCCAGATTGCAAGAGATTACCTTGGAGATGAAGGCAGAGCAGCAGAACTTGCAGAGCATAATGGAATGACACTTGATGATATGCTTTATGCAGGTATGGAGTTAAGACTTCCCAACTAA